CCAGCCCAGATACGGTCTTGTGAAATACCGTATGCGTTTGGAACTGTCCAGCCTGCTGAACCTGCTTCGAGCATAAGGTCGTGTGCAACTTCTGGGTGGATTCCAGCCCAGTAGTCAGATCCACGACGGCCTGATGCTTTGTTAGCGCGGAGCTTAGCAACTGCCTTAGCAATGTTTGCTGTAGACAATGTTGCTGCTGCTGTAATTGTAGCTGTAGATGTAGCTGTTGAACCTGAGTAGATTACGTTTGATCCACCACGAAGTGATGTCATTGCAATCTCATCGATTGAGTCAGCTTGGTTACGAGCCATAAGTGTTACGATATCTGGATCAACGTCTGTGAGTGAGAAGAGCTTCAACGCACGTGTGTTTGTTGTTGCATTTCCGAACTCTTGTAGAGTGATTGTTACAGATGTAGGTGTACCAATTACAACACCATCTGGATCTGTTGTCTCTGAAAGAGCTGAAGATACCTTAGTAAGATCTGCGTACTTCTGAAGAACTACGATTGATCCTGGTGCTGTCTGATTTACTGGGCGCTTGTCTGCAACTGCACGAATTAGGGGTTCGTCGCGAAGGGCGAATTCGATAAACTTATCGTATGCCTTCTGTACAAGACCTGCGCTACCAGCTGTACCGCCGAGAGATGCGGAGTCAGTTGATGTATACTGTGTAGCCAAGTTGTCACCTCCAAGTGACTAGGAACTATGATTTATTGTGAGAACATAATTCTGCGTAATTCCTCTTCTGAGGTTGCATTTGCAATACGCATTTCTAAATCTTGTCCTCGATCAGGTGTGATTGCACCTTCTGTGATTTGATCCTGTTGGCGTAATGCCTTGCGATCTTCATCACTGATATTAGGTGTTTCTTTAGCAGGCACATAACCAAAAAGATCTCCGTTATCTTCAAGCCAGCCATTGACTGACTCTTCAGATACATCTTCTAGATCCTTTAGGATTAGTCGTGCAGCCTTGGAATTCACACCTTGTTTTTCTAGAACTTCTTTGACAGTTCGCTCACGCTGAACTTTGGATAGTCCTTCAAGTTGATCCGTGAGTTCCTTGATACGTTTCTCATCTGCTCGCTTTGCTTTTCGTAACTTTTTAAGTAAGTCACTTCCGTCATTGCTTGTCTCGATGTCTGTATCTAGGTCATCGTCTTCGTCGTCCCAGTAGTTGTTGCTCATAGCAACTGTCCACCCTTCTATTCGTTGTTAGTTCGCAAGCCTCAGTTTCCAATCGGGGAATTGGTCTGGCTCTTACTCTCGGTCTATTACACTGGCGGGGCCGATCGATCCGCTCAGGATTCTATTTAGAACCTACCAGTTTTCTCACTTGTAAGTGATGACTTTGTAAGACCTGATGTGCCAGAGAACTGTGCAGCTTCAGCAGCAAGGAGTGCTTGCTTCTTACGCTTGGCAGATGCAAGTCCTTGGAATTGTTCTTGCTCAGCTTCTAATTGTGTGTAGTTTTCAAGAGTGCCAGCGTAGATTGAGCTGAGCTTTTCCATCGTAGGAAGCTCTGCTGCAATTATTTCGTATCCAGTCTTAGCTGCTGATGCACTTACACCAGCTTGCTGAATAGCTTCTGCACCCATTGTATCAACATTAAGATTTGAATAAAGCTTAGACTTAGTATATGATGCAGCAAGATCTGCCTGCAATCCTTGCTGAATGGCGGCTCCACCGATCTCAGCAGATACAACCTTGCGCTCAAGGGCTGGAAGTTGTTGTGTTGGATCTAGCATAGTTGCTACAAGATCTGCTGTCGAAAGAGTAGGATAAAACTTTTTGAACGCAGCTAACTTTTCTGGTTCGCTTTTTAAGATACGATCATACGCAAGGGATACACGACTTGCCGCCTCATCGGGCGATACCATATTGCCAATAAGTGTTGCATATTGTGTTTGATTAGCAAACTGTGGGAGTTCGTATGCTGTGAATGTCTTAGCATAAGCTGCTTCATTAGCTAGGTAGGTCTTCTCATCTAGCATAGGCTTACCAGCTTTAGCTAAAAGATCGTTACCCGAGAAGCGCTTAAGATAGTTTGCATTATACTTCGTATCATTACGAAGTAAAGTAAGTAATCCTTCACCAGAAATTCCTGGATTATCAACTCGGATTGCTTCAAGTGTTGCAGCTAATCCTTCTATACCGTATGCTTTAAGCCCAGCTAAGATAGCATTAAATTCTGGATCTTCTTCTGGTTTGTTTATATCTTCCCAAGCTCCATAAGTAAATCCGCCTTTCCCATCAGCATACTTCTTACGTTGCTTCTTTCCATCGGGTGATACTTCATACCCTAAATCTGTTCCAGCGGGAGGAAGCGCTGCTAGAGCATCGGCCTGTCGTCTTGCATTAGCGCTATCACTCATTCCAAGAGATTCAGGTGATGCAAATACTGGACCTGGTTTTGCTGCTGGAGTTGATGGAGACTTCTTAGTTGTATTGCCAGTAGGAGCTTTTTTAGATACACTACCCATTAAACCTGGAAGAGATGTTGTAGGTTTTGCAGGTGCTTGTTTGGAGACTGAGCCCATTAATCCTGGTAAGGTTGCCATTATACATTAACTCCAAACGCAGTTGCCATAGTGCGAAGATCGCCCTTAATGGTATCCTTGTAAAATTTAGTTTCTTTAATTTCAGGCTTCTTCCATTGCATTTTTTCCCAAGCATCTACTGGGATTGGTGTCGTTCCAGATGCTACATCTGTAAGGTCAGCGACCTTTGGAGCTTTTCCATATATGGTTTGGTACTTCTCGATATAAGGACCTAGTAGATCTTTAACACTATTTCCAGCTAGTATCTGCTCTTTAAATGCTGGGAACTGTGTAATAGCCTGTGTTGAAATATTATTTAAAGCATTCTGCAAAGCTTGTTCGCTACGGATACCTTTAAGAGCTTGTCCATATATCTGCTTATCTGATACAGCTATACCGTTGTCAGTGTATGCATTACGAATCTTCTTTATTACAGAACCAAGTGAACCCTTTTCGAGTGCTATATCATCAGCCTTATCTGGCGTCTTTATAGCCTGAGCATACCTTTGCATAGCCGTTTGTTCTACATACTTAAGGAAGATATCCTCTTTCTGCTGTGCGCCTATGCCACCACCTGCACGAAGTTCAGCTTTATTTACATCTCTTACGTACGCATCGACTATCTTTTTATCGACTGGCGTATCAAACAGATCCATAGTCTTAGCATTAAACTCAGACATAAGATCAAACTTAGAGGATACTGCAGTTCCACTAGCACTTACTTTACCAAAGAATTGATTTGCAAGTCCTGGATTTTGTACAAATGTAATAAGGCTTTCTTTATAATCAGCTGCACCAGTCGTATCAGCGTGAGCCATAATCTTGCCAAGAGCTGTATAGTCTTCACTGCGAAATGAAACTGTATTACCTTGTGCACGAATGAATGATTCCGTTGGTGCTTGACCTTTGCCATATAGTCCTGGTACTGCAGCTAATTGAATAAGAAGATTGGCTTTATCAGCATTCGATAAGGTTGCAACCGCAATATAAGGACTATCTGTTGTGTAGCGAATAGTGTTAAATACTGCACGTTGTGACACACCAGAACCTGTCTGATACTGTGGAGTCGTAGCTCCAGTCTTAATGGCAGTTCCTACTGGGATGCCACTAAGGCTTGTCTTTGAACCAGTGGTTGATGTATTAACTGGAGGATTGTTACTTACATCTTCTTTTGGTGTTGTAGTCGTCTTCTTATTAGTAGACTTCTTTTTATTAGATGCCTTAGACTGTGCTGCAAGCGTTGCTGCTTGTCCTGTCGCTACCACAATTAGCCCTCCAATTCTTTCTTAAAGTATGAGTAATATATCTTTTGAAATTCAGGATACTTTTGCAATAAAGACTTAGCTTCCTGTGCTAACCACTCACGTTGAGGCAGTGATGCAGCATTGTTGAGTGTCTTCATACCGCTGGCTTCAAGTGCTTTATCTCTTTGAACTAGATATGCACGTGCCCCAGATAGTGCCTCTGATTCTACAAGCTTCTCATCTTCGACTGCAACTCGCAACTGTGAAATTGCCTTCTCGCGCCATCTGAAATCGAATGTACCAGGGTCATAGCCACGACCGTAGTATGATTCAGTCAATGACTTCTTAGCTTCATCGTACTGTGCTGCGGTCCAGTTTTCACCAACAGAACGTGTCTGTAGTCTATCGATTGCTGCCTTATAGCGGATCTTAGTTGCTTCCTTCATAATGTCTTGAGCTGACATCTTAGAGAAGTTTCCTTGCATCTGCTGGAACTTGTATAGAACCTGTGATAGTTCACCGTTAGGATAGAATGAACCGTATACATCTGGATACTTTGTAAGCACCTCGGGATTATTACGAATCAAAGTGTATGTTGGCAAGTTGGTAGGTTCAAAACCAGTTGTTGTATTTACAATAGCAAATACCTGTTCAGGTCCATAAGTATCAAGGAAGTCAGCATACGCTTTATTCTTATTAGACCCAGCAGCTACCTCAAGATTTTTGAAGTCTGACCATAGCGCTGTGGCTAAAACTCTGTTTCCATCTTTATCTTTAGCCAATGCTTCTGGTCGCATAGAGAATGGAATAGGTGTTAGCGCACCAAAGATACCACGCCACATAGTAAAGTAGCGAGCCATATTATCTGAATCTTTGACCAACTTTGCTTGATCGTCTGGATCATTAAGATCATATGCACCGCTGTTAGCCAAGTACGACATACTTGGTGCAAATGCTGCAGCATACGCTGGTTCGTGCCCAAATGCTCCACTCAAAACGCGTGTCCAGTTACCAGTTAATAATGCGCTATCAATTATACCAGCATTTTTTACATCAGGTAATCCGTAAGGAAACAAGAATCGATATGCATCTTCTTCAAGTGAGGCTGGTAGAATCTTTAATGGATTCTTATTCATAGCATCTAATGCTGCTGTAGCAAACAAGATACCAGGACCAAACCCAGGGAAGAAGCTTCCACCACCAAGTGCGAAGTTAAATGACTGTGGTGTAGCAGAGAATGCCATAGGTCCTTGTAGACGCATAGCTTCTCCACCAGGAAGAATAGTCTGAAGTATGTTTAATCCAGTTGTAGCAAACGGAACAAAGAACTTGCGCTCGCCAGTTCTTGGATCGTTAAAGAAGAATCCTTGGTTTGGATCATAATAATCTTTAGCATCGGTTAACTCATACAGAGCAGATGATGAAGAACTGGTAGACCAGTTTCCAACTTTAGCTGCCTTATAGATCTGATTAGGATTATCTAAGGCAATGCGGCCCCAGCTTTCAATTGTATTTTCCCAAGCCTGCATAAACGGGAAGATAAGACGAAGCTGATGGAACAAAAGATTGCGCTTACTTGCATCATAGAATAGGTTAGCAACCTTCTTGTTAGCTAGATTGGCAGCATATTGATGTGCTTCATCTAGCGTAAGATTGCCCTTACCTTGTGCAGATTCAAGACTCTTCCATACTGGATGCTTAGAACCAACATTCTTTTTAGTTATTGGATTGCGCAATGGCAATAAGCTCTTTTGCGCTACCTTCTGTAGCTGTGCAATAGCATCTGAATCAAGTGCTTGAGATACAGTATTGATTGCATCCCAGTATGATTGACGCCATTCAGGGCCCATAGTTGTAGTCTTTTCAAAGCGAACAGCCTTATCAAAGAACCAGGTTGTTAGCTTTTCAAACTCTCCGCCAAGACCTTTTGTAGATTCAATGCTCTTAACTGGTACTACTACACGTAGTCCTTCCCAGTTACCTAGTCCATCGAATGCATTCTCTAATTCTTTAGCAAACTCATCATTAACTTTAGTAAATCCAGCACGCTTAGTTAAGCGCTTTGTGCTTATTTCCTTGCTTGCTTCAGCAATAGTTCTACCATTAGGAATCTGTAGTACTTTATTTCCTATACTTACTTTACCTTTTAGTAGTAATTCACGAATAAGTGGGGCACCTTGTCCACCACCAGCTAACTCTTCAATACGTGCAAGTACAGATACATCTTCGCCAGCTGCATTCTTACCCTTGAATAGGTATTGCATTAAGCCATCTTCAGTAGATACGAACTCTTTAAAGTCGTCACCTTTAGACTGAATAAAGCGATCTAATGTCTTGCGACCATCACCTTTTAAGAAGTAGCGAACTGTATCTAGTTCCTTACCAGGCTTAGTTAACAATACTTTTTGAACAAACTCTGAGTTATGTAGGATGCGCATCTGTGAAGCATATCCACCCCACCAAGATGGGTGTCCATATACTTCTTTTTGATATCCTAGACTTGTAATGATCTTATTAATCATACCATCGCCAGATGCACCTAGTGATGATTCAGATAAAAAGGATACATACGGGCCGACAAGTTCTCCTGCTAGCGCCTCTGCAGCAAAATCATCGGCCGAGCTTGCACCCTTGAATGATGCGTTGTAAACATCGTGACGTGTATCGTCAAGTTTATTTAATACAGCTTTCCATTTAGGCCCGCCGTCGCGTCCTAGCCACATTGCCATAGCGCTAAGTGGATGATTAAAGAATGATACGTGACCAACACCGAATACACGGATTTGCTCTTCAATAATGTTACGTGTGATATAAGCTGGGCGAACCATAACTGTTTTCTTCCACGCACTATTGAATGTACTAAGTGCAGAGTTAACATCACCAGTAATCTTGCTGATCTTATTCATTGAATTGATAGCATCCTTCATCTCGCGTGGAGATGGTAGATATACAAATGAATTAAGTAATTCTGAATCAAGATGTGAGCTATGAAGCTTTACTGTCTTGCCGTTAACTAGGGCAAAGTCAATATCTGTACCCTTTGCGTGGCGTTCAGCCCAGTATGCAGCTGTTTGCTTACGCTCTGTTTCAAATACTCTAGTAAGTTCCTTGAACTTCTTAAGATCTTCGCCTTGAAATTTAGGTGAGTACTTAGTAAAGATAGCATCAAAGAGTTTTGCCGTAGCAGCCCAACCAGCCTCTGTGCCAGTCTCAGCAAATGCTACTTCATCAACAATTTTCTTAAGCACATCTTTGTCAAGTTCCATATATCTGCCAATACTGTTGACAGATTCTACTAACTTATCCTTATTCGCTACGTGAATGATATTTCCACCAGCTTCTGGTAAGAAAGCATCATACTTACGAGCAACTGCTGCTATCTTTTCGTGCAATGGTAGACGAACAAACGCTTGAGCTGCTGCTCCACGCAAGAAACGTGTACCTTTTATACCAGCACCCTTAACAATTGTAGCTGGAAGCGAATCTTCTAGCGCACGACCAACACGTGACTTACTTACACCCTCGGAGAACCCACGAATTGCACGTCCAGTGCGCGTTCCTTGTTCCAGAGAACGCTGAATAACCTGACCATCAGCTATAAATGGGGCAATTGTTTCGAGAACTTGCTCACGTGTTGTAGCTTTTGACAATGCAACAGCCTCATCGACTGTAAGTCTTCCTTTAGAAAGCTTTTGGATCTTGCGAAAATCTGCAATGTCAGCAATTGCATCGATAATATGTGAGCTTGCTGGACCAGATAGGAAGTTTGCAATGCCATCATAATCAATCTTGATAGCATTATACTCATCACGAGTCTTAGCCATCTGAGCAAAGTTCTTAATATAAGTATTTGTCTTAGCTTCTTTAGATGCAGTAGGTGCAATCTTCATAGCTTCAAGTGATGCTTCTGTTTTCTTAACAAGCGTATCAAGTTGAGCTTTAAGAATTGACGCTTCCTTGGCAGCCTTAGCTGCTGTAATACCCTTAGATCCCTGTGCTATAAGTTCAGCTGCACGATATGCTTCTCTTGCTTTACCAACAGCTAGATATGGATCAAGTGCAACAGATAACCCTACTTCGCCAATAGCATTAATAACACGAGCAGCATCAGATTCTGGATGTCCTCCAGTTAATATATAAGAAGCTGGATCAATAATGGAATATGGACGATAGTATGTTTTACCGTCTACCTTGTATGCAACTTTTCTTGCATTAAGTGCAGCTTGACGAGCAGCAAATCCTGCACCAATTTCTTCTGATGGGAAGAAACCAACTCCAAGATCAACGCGTCCTTCAGTGATAGCTTGCTTAATAGCCTGTGCAGCTGTGACTTGAGTTGCTGCTTCTTTTGCAGTACTTAGTACAGTAAATTCATCATCTGCACGCAAGCCAAGTTGCTCTCTAGTTTGTCCCTTGAGGGGACTTCCAGTCCAATCTACATCGCCATTTTTGTATGCGTTAAATTCATCTGCTAAGATATCAATATTAGTGCGAAACTGACCACTAACATACTCGATCGGAGCCATACCAGTTGTTATGACGCTTTTCGCCATACCCTTTAAACCTGACCATACGCGACCGATTGGTGTAGAATTAAAACGCTCTGTCTCAAGACGTGCGCTTTCTTTAAGCTTATCAGCTTGACGCTGAGCTTGTGTTTGTACATCAATATCAGTAAGAGTCTTGACAAGACTGTTTTCTGGCATTGCACCAGCGCGTGATAAGCTAGCAATCAAACCAGCTGAAGCGCCTGGATTATCTTTAATAAGTTTACGTAGACGATCTCCGTCTGGTCCAGTTACAAGCTGAGCTGATTTATAAACATCATTATAGTCAGCTTGTGATTGTGTTGTGATTCTTTCCTGAACACCGACAAGAGTTGGAAGACCGTTCTTATCTTTCTTTACTCCTGGAAGACTGGCCACTAGATCCGCCCTTGATCAGCCAAGTTTTCCAAAATAAATCGAAGGTCTTGGTTGGTTGGATCTTGCATATACAATGATTGAATCATCTGAATTGGCTGTTCAGTTTGTGGTGTTGCCATTGTAGGAAGATTAAGAATAGACGAGTCAGGTCCTGCGCCCTGATCTGAGCCGTATGTTACTGGTTCATCTGGGCGTTGTGTTGGATCATTAAGTCCTACAAGCGATGGCAATGTAGGTGCCGCACTAGCTGATGCTGTAGGTGCAGGACCAGCCATTGGTGCACCTTGTTGCTGTTGCATTAGCTCTTGTCCTTGGCCATATGTCCCGCCAGAAATATACTTAGGCGCTTGTGTTCCAGATTGTCCAGCACCACCAGTAGCGGAAACATTCGCTGGATTGTTCTGTGGTGCCGTAGGACGTAGTCCTCCACGATTTTCAGCCATTGTTCCTCCTACTTAATATGTTTTAATTGTGTTTTAGATAGATAAGGTCCCGCTGTAAATGCTGTTAACTTAGATGCAATTTCCATCGCTTCGTAAGCATCAGCTCCTGCGTGCAGTGCGCCAAGCGCATATGCTGCTCCTGAACCTGCTGCGTAGACATTGGTGTGCGTTTTGCTTACTGAGCATTCTTGGTCTACGTCGAATACTTCTCCGCCTACAGCTATGATAAACTGAAAGCGCATTTCTTTTGTATCTTCATCAAAGTTATATCCATTCTCTGATAAGCATTTACGTAGAGAAGGCATAGCTTTTGCAATCATAAAATGATATAGATCTTTATAGTCAGCCTTAGAAGGAACTGGTGGTTCCCATATATGCTGAGCTACATCACAGGGCAGAACTTCACCAGATCCAGCTACTAAGAATGAACCACGTTCTGCAATTTTCTTTACATCAGGGTGTAGATATACTCTACCACTGTCATCAGTGGTTTGACTATCAGCTACGATTACCGCGCTGTTATCATACTCTATTCCGATAATTGTTGTCATTGTCCCCTGCTTTTTTATCTACGTCGGATTGTACGAACGCTTGCGTTGGCTGCGCCACTTCCTGTTAAGCTTGATAGTAAGCTTTGAATATCAGGTGCCTGTTGTTCTGCAGGTGGCATTTGCATACCAGCTTCAGGTGAAGGACCTCCTACTGGAGCGCCAGCGGGAACAGGGGACGGTTGCTCAACCGCTTGTTGGACAGCCCCAGCAGGAGGAACTTGTTGCTGCGGTGCAAAGGTAGCCTCGATAGCGTCTTCCAACGCCTGTCCCTTTTGTCGAGCCTTAATCACCGAAGCAATCTTACGTACTACTTCGGAAGCGTCCTGGCCTTGTGTTGCCATCTGTGGTATCGCTTGAGTGTAGGCTGTAAGTGAACCGAGAAGCGCAGTGCGCATATTCTCGATTTCAATCTTTTCTAGTTCTTGTGTTACGTTTACAGTGAATGGCAATTCACGCATTGCCATATCCTTGGAGATGAGTCCACCACCCAAGGCTTGTAGCATAAAGATAAGTCCTTGTGCAGGATTTAAACCTGCTAGCATACCATAGCGTACATCAGCTGAGTAATCAGCTTTGATATCCTTGCTTGGCTTATATGTAATCTCGTAAGGAGATCCTGAATCTACGCCACGAATTGTCTTCTCTTCTGGGTAAATCATTTCATCTACTTCAAAACAAAGGCTAATTACATCGCGCAGCGCTGATGCAAAGATGGCTTGTGCTGACTTAACCTGTGTATCAAAGGCGCCCATAAGCGCTTGCACGCCTTGACCTGTAACGATTGACGCATCAATGTTACCAGTACGTCCCTCAGGATAACGTGAGCCAACACGCAATTCTTGATTGAGTGCTTCTTGTTCTGTGAATGCACCCTGTGGTAAAGATAGTTCTACACGGCGTACACCAGCTGGGTTGGCTGTGCGAATGACAGCGTCTCCACCGAGTTGGAGTTCTTGTACATCTTGTGGTAGTACGATAGGAGCTTGTACAGATTTTTCTGCAGCTTCCATAGCAAGCAACGCAAAGCGGTTGCGAAGAAGTTGAATACCTAGGATATCATCGAACTGTCCACGTAGTTCGCCATCGATGGATGGCTTACGTGCAACAATTACCATCATCTTCTTGAGTGGGTTAGCCACTCTAGATAGTACTAGGTTACCCTTGTTAGGAATATAGATTACAGATTGATCAGCATCATAGTAGCGAATCATTTCGACGTCGCCCATTAGATCTTGGTCGTAACCCTTTTGTCCTAGAAGCTGTGACTCGTAGTCAGGGAACTGAGATACGAGTTCTCCTAGTGTCATTACATAGCGCTTTGCAAAGGCAACGCAACGTCCATAGCGATCAAATTCTGGGTAAGCCCCAATAGGATTTTCTATGCGAATACGTGGCAGCTTTGATTCCTCATCCAATTCAATTACGAATGGGAGGAAACCGTATGTGATGTACCAGTCAGCTCCAGAGTACATCTGTACACCAAGGTCTGAGTGCTGGAAATAATTAGATGCGATGCGTGTACGCTTGTCAGCGAATGTACGAGCGCGATCAGATGTTTGGTTGGCTGCTGAGCAGTTGACTGCAGGAAGCGGAGCCATTACTTCAGATAAGTCGCGTGCGACGATATCGATAAAGTTAGCTACTACGTTTGCATCTACGCCATCTGGAAAGAAGTCAGGGTATACTTCAGCAATCTTACCCTTACGGACAGCAAGAACGTCAAGGTTGCGTGCGTCACGCTCTGTGTTGCGGTAGCGCAGAGAATCGACTCTTGCAGCTACCTGCTCCATTGATAATGCCATTGGGTTCCTATCCGTAATGTTCAGCCCATTGCTCTGCAAAGGCTTCGTCTAGATTAATAGATCCTCGTTGTACTCGTTGAGCTCTTGTTGCCCAGCGATTTTGTTGGTATTGTCCCACCCTACTTGACTGCTGCATCAGTTCACGTATACGAATGATTGCGAACCAGAGCGCCATAACGCAGTCTGTTGGGTTTTTAGTATCAGGCTTCCAAGTAATCAGTTGCTGTACTAAGGACTTAAGTCCCTCAGATCCTTCGTTAGAAGGGATCTCAATAATGTTGTTGTCTAAGTGACGTCCGTCTTTAGTACTACCAAAGAGCGGTGACATAGAAGCTACACCAAATCCGATGTCCCACTTGTTCTTACCTGTGAAGTGTGGGTTAAGCTGGCATCCATACATAGCCAGGAAGTCACGGAGATCCGTGTCCATCTGATATGCTTTCTGATGTGCGTTGATTTCTACGCGGAACTCTTGAGGCTTATATTTTTCTACCCACTCCTCAATGAGCGCCCTTTCCTTCTGTGGGGAAGGATCAGACATATTGACGCAGTCAAGCACATAAATCTTGCCATCGGCGCGGTTATAAGTCACGGCAACGAAGGCAGACCGTCCCGATACGGCGGGGTCAAACCCGATAACTGTATAATGTCCTTCTACTGTTTTGGGGTGTCCTGGTACACTTGGTTTAAGCGGTCCACGCTTTCGCATACCGTTGACACATCCTGCAACTGCTGTTGGCGAGAATATAGAATTCTCGACGACGTCTTCTTGTTGGTAGACCATAGCCCAAACAGATGGCGCAACCTCAGAGCGTCGCGTAAAAAGAGAGGGTCCATCCCATTTCGGATAAAGTCCATTTTCGTCTGCCTCGTCCACTTCATTTTCTTGCTGGTCGCTTTTAGGCCAAAGCGTCATCCAGTTCTTTGGATCCTCGTCAAACTCCAAAACGGCTGGCATTGAGAAGTAAGTAAACGGGCTCTTGCCACCAGACCATTGGTCAGGGTCGCGGATCATCTTATAAAGGTCAATGGGAGCGACACGGGTTCCTACTACAAGTAATTTTCCGTGCCGTCCCAGACGGGTGATAACTTCTTTTTGTAGCCAGTCCATCTGCTTTTCCCACTCGTGGGCATTGGCGTTCATCACCACATCGTCTAGGATGATCAGGTCTGCGCGTGCTCCATAGATCTGGGAGCCAAAGCCGAGGGCCTGGACCGTTGGGTCCTTCTCGCCTGAGTCACGTCCCGTTCCTAGGTAAATCATATCAGCTGACCATTGTGTGGCGTCAGCCTTGTATCCTCCATTTGGGCCAAAGGCCGCCTGGAGTTTTGTATAAGCTGGGTGGCTAAGACGAGTCTTAATTGCTCCCAGAAACTTGCGGGCCATACCCTGCGTCTTCGAGACGATAATAACTCGAGCGTTCGGATTGGTGACAATCTTGTAGACCACGTAGTTCGTAGTAATCACCGTCGACTTGGCGTGCTCGGGTGGAACGTTGATCAAAACACGATTCGCAGCACCAGGCTCGTAATTCATTGAAGGATGAATCCATCGTGGTTCCCGTCCCTCTATCAGGTCATACCAGTCCAGGTGATGATCGAAGAGCTTGCTATCTAAAAACTGTTCACAGAAGTCAGGGTAGGATATATCCTTGAGGTTGGCTATATCAGCCTTGATGCCTTTACCCTGGAGGCGGGCCCTGTCCGCCCTCTCCTTGAAATCAGGATCTCCTAGGCACCACTGGCGGAATGTTACGTCGTTACGGTTTACCGTAGACATAGCTGCCACAACGGTAGCGCCGTCAGCTAGCGCGATCAATACACGCTCTTGAGCCTCCCGTTTAGGGATCTCGATCTTGCCAGGCTTGCGTCCCATCGTACCCCTAAATATCGGTTATATAACGCCATCAGGATAACGGTATAGCTATCCCATAATATATATATTATATTATATATATAAGAGTCGCGGAGTCTTAAACGGAGCGACTCCGTATATGTATTTCTATACATATAAGATAACCCGTTCAAACGGGTAAAACGAACAACCAAACGGATATTATATCTATATACGGGGGCTATATTATATAAAAGCCCTGGTCAGGGCATATAACAGAAAATTTTTACTGGAGACATAATACTTTATAGACGGACGAGTTAATCACCCTACGGTCAGAAAATTGTCGACAAATCGACATAGAGATATATCTACATCTGAACCTGAATAGATTACCTGAGAGTTTCCTGAGAGTTACCTGAGAGAATATATTTATTTTTTAACCTGAGAATTAACTGAGAATTAACTGAGAGTCAGACTATCTCCCAGACCTAAGTTACCCGCCAGTAAGTTACTCATCAGTAACATATTCAAGGGGGCAAATATATGTGTCCGACATCACACCCCGAAACTATTGACCGCGAGCCGAATTCCACTCCCGCTAAGTTACCCGTCAGTAACATATCCTGAGCGAAAGTAGTTGAAACTTCAACTATTGAAACTTCAACTATATGTCCATATTCTCCCAGAATGTCCGAATTGCCCTATTTACCCCACTTTGTCCCAACTTATCCAACTTGTCCGACTTGCCCTAGTTTGCCCTAGTTCAAGCCTGAAAGTGTGACGCACGACACACGAAATTGTCCGAATTGTCCGAATTTATTTTGGGGAATTGGCTTGATTGGTCACCTATTCCCCGAATTTTCGATATAGTTCTCGTATCGCTTGAAGTGTTCTAGCGGTGAGTTTCGAAAGTCGGATAGTTTCGGCGATTAGAATTCAGTCTCATCACTAGCGACTCCACTTAGCGCAGAACTCGACTAGATGAGTGAGTGCGGTCTTATGAACTCGACTCGACTATCCGAACGACTTGACCCGCTTTCGCGGGGCATAAGTCTCACTTCACTAGATGAGTTCGCCTATTCGATAAATTGAAAATACGGTGAGCGAGTTAGCGATATGTAGTCGCTAATAAGTAGCCGTCGGATAGGTACGGGGTAACTCGTACCTATTCACTCGTTCAGTCAGTCCGAATAGATAGGGGCAAGTAATGGCAAGTTACACCGTAGTACCCCACAAGCCACGCGTTACACGCGCTTGGCAAGGGTCACACTATGAAGTTCAACCCGTAACAATTACCAAGCCGAACGGTGAAGTAATTGTTATCCAACCAACCAAGCCCAAGCGCGTAAAGCGCAAGAGTAAGGTTAAAGCCCGTCGTTCATCTAAGCCCGTCGCGCCACTCACTCATAAGGTGAGCGAGCAGGATAAGGTCGCGATTGACCTAGCAGAACGCAGGGAGAAGTTGCTTAAAGAGATAGGTTCGATACACCTTAACGACAATTAGTTAGGGTCGCCACGATAGGCAGATACTAGGGTTCGACTCCCTAGCGTGGCACGCTTGCAAGATATGCAAGTAGAATAGGGGTTCGATATGTACCTATCGGCTAGTGATATGGTCGCTATCTTTATAGCGATTACTTCACTTAATCTAGTACTGGTCGTGGCTTTCCGTCGCGTCTATGTATTAGAGAAGCGATTGGCTCGGTTAAATGGCAGGGGATAACTTGCTACTTGACCTAACACCTGACGAATTAGAGATAGTTCGTTCGGCTCTACGCTTCCAAGAAGAAGCGCATAAACGCAACGATTTCAAGGTGCTTGTTCTTCAAGTCCAAGAGTTGCGTTCCAAGATTAGCAACGCTATGATTGCTAGTGCTGAAGAAAGGTTAGCGAGATCGAGAGTCGGTTCGCTATAAACGAAAGGGTCTCCTATGACCGATAAAGTAACCTGCACATATTGTTCAGGTGAGTTCGACGACGACGATATTCGTCAGGATAGTAGTAACGACCCTATCTGCGTAGATTGTTCGATAGTTTGCGAGGCGTGCCATACCGTCGTATCTAACGACGAGGCTCGTTCTGCTGACTCGGGCGTCTATTGTAGAGATTGTGCGTTCTATTGTGAGCGTTGCAATGATTGGGAGAGTAACGATTACTCTCGTATTGTTAGCGGCGACCAATGGTGCGAGAGTTGCTACGAAAACCACTCGTTCTATTGCGACCCTTGCGATACCAGTTACTCAGAATATGAGGATAACTATTGGGTGCGAGATAGTACGGTATGCGGTAGTTGCTATGAAAGTAGCGCACACTATTGTGACGAGTGCGATGAGTCCTATTGGGATAGTGACCCTTGCTCTGAGCACTCAGGCGGGTTGCAAGCGTGCGGTTGTCGTGGAACTATCCACAATTATAGTTGCAAGCCTAACTTAGAGTTCTTCGGTTCGTCTAAGTCAGGTTTATATATGGGCTTCGAGTTAGAGACCGAGGTTGGTTCTAATTGTAACGAGGCTTCCGAGTATGCAAGTAAAGCGTTAGAGGGTAGGGCTATCCTAAAGTCCGACGCTTCTATAGGCAGTTTCGGGTTCGAGATTGTTACTCAACCCCATACCTTAGAACACTATCGTTCTCACTCTGATGTAGTTTGGGACACGATAGAAACGCTACGCAAGGATTACGGTGCAAGATCGTGGGATACTGATACCTGCGGTTTGCATATCCACTTATCTCGTGCTGGCTTTAGTAGTGGCGCACATCTTCATAGGTTTATCGCTATGGTCTACACCAATAGCGAAGTTATGATGAAGTTCGCTGGTCGTAAGTCTAGGTTTGCTAGGTTCAATGATGTCTATACCTTTGACGAATTCGATAAGCCTATCCGTTCGTTCAAGCATAAGGTTGCTGACCCTCGCAGGTCTAATACCGAACGATACTCTGCGGTTAATACGCAGAACCAAGCAACGATAGAACTTAGGTTCTTCAAGGGTACTATGAACAAGTCAGGTATCCTGTCTGCTCTCGATCTTGCTACCGCTATGGTAGAATATACTCGAGAGTTACGAGTGAGTGATGTCCGTATGGGTGCGCTAACTTGGGAATGGTTCAAGGATTATGTCCAAGATAACAATGGAATTTATCCTGACCTGTACGCTAGGTTGGATAAAGTAAGTGCAGTAAATATCAACAAGCCAATTAAGCAAGAAGCATAGGGGGTGGTAGTATGTGTTTATTAGTGGTATGCGAACCCAATTCGATACCTAATGCTGATGACTTGCACGCAGGTGCGTGTAGTAATCCGCACGGTTTCGGGTTTGCTATCGTGGCAGGTGATACAATTATTAGCGAACGCAGTATGTCTGCTAAGAAGAATATCGCTAGGTTCTTAGAGTTACGCGAGCAATATCCTGACGGGTATGCTATGTGGCACGCTCGCTATGCAACGCACGGCGTTAAGAATGAGGAGAATTGTCACCCATTCAAGGTAGGTGGCAACGAACTTATCTATCTCGCACACAATGGTGTGTTAGATGTAACGATACCGACAGGTGACAAGCGTTCAGATACTCGTATCCTTGCGGAAGATATACTTCCCAAGATCGGTGGTATCGCTTCGTTAGATGACGATACTGTATGGACTATGGTATCCAAGTGGGCAGGTGGTAGTAAGATTGCTATCATTAACTTAGACCCTGCTGGTATGCACCCGTTCTATCTTATCAACGAGAACTTAGGTACTTGGGACGAGAATGGTATATGGTGGTCTAACTCTAGCCATAAGCGAGTACAGCACACACCTAAGAAGGAACTCAGTACCTTAGATTACTTAGCCGAAGTGTACAAGTATGACTATGCAGAGAGTGATGTGCCGTTAGATGTATGTCCTAACTGTATGCAACTAACGGACTTCGACAAGAACCCTTACTCCTGTACGGAGTGTAAGGTATGCTTCGATTGTAACGCACCCGAGATCGAGTGCCTATGCTATACTCCTCAGTCGTATGACTGGAAGTATGCAGGTTCATTCGATATGTAATAGGTTTCCATAGGCAAGGTGCTTATGGATTGCAACACAAACTAGAGAGGTAACAATGTCCAGTAACACAATCCTAAATCTCGCGGAAGAACTTCGCGTGATTGCAGATGAGATCGAACTCAACGCTTCATCATCATCTGATTATCCAGTACGCGGTACTATCGTTAAGGCAAAGCCTGAACAGAACCGCTTCAAGCCCAAGTCAATCTGGGTTTCATTAGGTAACGGTCAGTACAAACATCTGACTGGTACTAAAGGTCTTATCGCTACACACGAACGCCTTGACGGGTTCGTAGATGTAGTATTCGAGGCGTAACATATTAGACCTGAGCACACAGTCTATAAACTGCTCACCAACTTTAACTAGAGAGGAAGTATATGGTAATAGTAGACACATCAACTAGGGATATAGTCTGGCACGCTAGTGTCCGTAGTTCAGAGATCGGTAGTATGAGTCAAGTTATCAAGGAAGAATTCATCAACGAACTAGAGCAAGCAATCCAAAGTGTTTGCTGGAAATATGGGGTGCATAACTAATGAGCGAACCACGCTTAGACGACGACATCGCGCTAGGATATAGCGACGAGTGCGACGGCTGCGGTAACTTCACATTCGAGTGTGAGTGTGGAGAACCTGATGTAATGTACAGCGATTTCTATGACGACTAAGAGAAAGGATTGTGTTGGGTATAGCAGGATTTATAGTAACATTTATACTAATCGGATTAACAGGTGGTGTTAGTCCTCCAATGATACTGTTCTTTCTGTTTGCACTATACACAGCAGGTAAATTTCTATGAAAGGATTATGTACAGGGCACGAAGATCCTGACCTATGGTTCTCTGATACAACAGAAGTCACAGGTAGTGGTCGCTTGCCAGTAACAACAGAACAGAATATGGTGCAGCGTTCACTTGTTGCACTTGCTATCTGCGCTCGCTGTCCAATAACCAAGGCTTGCTTAGCCGAGGGTATGAAGCCCGAGAATGTAGAGAATGGTATATGGGGTGGTAAACTTTCGGGTGAGCGTATCCAGTTATCATTCAGTAATGTACGCGCTAAGAGTAGACTCAACAAGGTATACTTTGCACGCAGAGTTAGGAGTTTACAGTGAGACCGATAATATTCTTGACACTTATATTAGTGGTACTGTTTAAGTTCGCACCACAAATTGACGAACCTAATATAGTATCTACTTCTATACAGAAGGCTTGGACTAAAGAAGATAGCCAAGCCTATGCTAGAGATAAACTAACTGAGTGGCAAGATGAACAGTGGTCTTGTCTCAGTAAGTTGTGGGGTAAAGAGTCGGCGTGGAATCCTTACGCATTCAACCGCGTTAAGGTTTCGGGGAAGAACGCAGGCGGTATCCCTCAACTACTGGGACTTGATCCAAGTACGCCAGCACCACGACAGATTGAGCGAGGGCTAGCATATATTTACTACAGATACGATACCCCTTGCAACGCTTGGGGTTTCTTTCAGAAGAACGGGTGGCACTAATGACAGAAGATATAAATAGTTTACAACCTGATTACACGCAGTCAATGGACATACGTGGTACGCCAACCACAGTATGCCCTTGCGGTTGTGATGTATGGAATATCAAGGCACGCTTTGACGAGGACGGTACGATTGGTATGTACTTCCTTGACACAGAATGCATAAGTTGTGGTACGATTGCTACTGCACCAACACCAATAGATATGGAGGAAGAAGATGTCTGAGTTTCTACACGAGATAGTAAGAAAGCAAGAGCAACTAAACTACTCAACATCTAATGAATTTCAAGCACACATTAACGCAATTATGGAGGGCAATAGACGACAACTCTTGGAGCGTATGCAATCCGATCCTTGGGCAGCAGTAGAAGCGCGTAACGCTGACGAAGAGTTGCATTATAGTGGAGGGAATTTCTAATGCCAACATATGAATACGAATGTCCAAGTGACGGCACTAGAATGGAACTATCACTATCATATGACCACGAACCACCAGTATGTGTGGTATGTGGTGATACACTAAGGCGTGTATACACAGCGCCAGCAGTTAAGTTCAATGGCCCTGGCTTCTATAGTACGGGAGGCTAAGATGTTAGAGTTAGATGAGAAGAAACTATTCGATCTTCTCCGAGACTATGAGTACGAAGATCTAGTGCACATAACTAGTGATGAGTATTCAGCAACCGATTGTTTCTCAATCGAGTATGGTATATATGTAGAACTCAAGTGTCGCAAGACACACTACGATAACCTTATGATTGAGAAGTTAAAGTACGACCGACTCAAGGCAGAGGCAGATAAAATTGGATTGAGCCCCTTGTATATCTGCTCAACACCTAACGGCGTATGGCAGTTTGATCTCGATGTTATTCCTATTTCTTGGGAAGAACGTGGGGATTTACCTGCAACGACACAGTTCGAGAACAAGCAACGTATCACTAAGACCGTTGGCTATCTATCCCTAGAACAAGGTACACCTATACTGCCTTGGTATCCAGTATATGATAGTCCAGACGAGTTTATATATGAGGCTATGCAAGAGTATGCTGAGACAACTTACGTTGACCCAGCAGAGATTGACATAGACGATCTTCTACTATCCGATGAAGAGATACTAGCACCACTCGATCTAGTACAAGAGGAGTGGGAAGAGCAGGTTTAATCTTGCTCTTCCACTTCCTCGTCCTCAATAACATCGACGACTAACTCTTCATCTTCCTCGTTAGTCTCATCTTTAATTGGTGAGTCATTGTCTATGAATGGTCTGAACCCACCAATAGTATTAATAAGTTTGCGTACTGCTCTAGTTGTACGCATACGCACCGCATCGCTAGTGCCACCATCTAATTCCTTAGCGATGTCAGCGTACTCCATTGACTCAGCGTATCGTAGGAATAGTAGACGCTTATTGTCGTCACTTAACTTACGGTATGCTGAGTCGATCTCGATCATCATAGCCTGCAGATTATTACCTTCTGCTGGAGCACTCGGTCTCCCTGGTCTACCGAGATTCAACTTATGCGTAACGCCCCACTCACCACGTAACACTGCTGGCAAGAGTGCTTCAACAACATCGGCTTCGTAATAAAACAAATCACTGTAATCATACCCAACACTTTTAGCTTTCCAGTACTGACAATAGTCCAGTGCTTGGTTGCGTAAGCAACGATAGATAGCATTCTTTCTTTCTCGTGGTGTTAATGCTTCCCACTCAACAAGTTTGTTTGGGTGTTCAGCAAACCATTCGAATAAAGATTGTCTGATATCCTCGGACTCAACCATAGGATATTTCTTAGCGTACTCACCAGTAACCCTGATGATTGCATACTCCCAAGGTTCTACCTGCTCCCAGTTTATCTGCCCCATACTTTACCTTCAACAATAAACGTACCGTCTTTTCTAATTGGTACTGTGACTGGCGTTACATCTTTGCCGTCAACATACAACATACCAAAGCCCTGTTGCCAAGAGAACAAGCCTGCTTTAACATACTTAGCGTGCTTGTAATTCATCAGGTTGCCAACTTCCATACCCCATACAGTCTTAGGACTAGACCCTGAGTATGCTTGAGTGTAATGTGATAGACCCATTCTATGCGTATGCCCGCACACTACGGACTTGCCCGTCCGCTTAGCCAATCCCAATGCAGTAAGCCCGCCCGTACTATTCATCGAACCTTCATCACCGTGTAGTAGCAACCAGTTAGGTGCTAACTCATATGGTCTAGTATGATAGGTTGCACCTATCTCATCTAGTCTTAAGAAGTTAGGAAGATCAAGCTCAGGTAATCCCATAAGTCCTGGTGCACGCATCATCACAGTATTAAACAATCGATCAGTATGGTTGCTGCGAATGATATGCTTAATCTTTAAGGCTTCGAGTACACGAGTAGTCTCGTCTCTATCCCTAGCAATCGAGCGTTCATACTCAAGAGGTGTACCCTTGGACCAACGCGAGATAGTCTGCATATCCATTTCGTCACCAACCGATACTACTTCAGTAGGCTTGTACTTCTTAACGAAGTCTACAAGATTATTAACTGCTCGTCTATCGTGATATGGTATCTGCAAATCAGATACGCAAACTATTACCTTCATTGTTGAGGCCACTTCCCTTGTAGTACTAGCAATCCGATGATTGCATAGTTTGCCATATCCTTGAAAGAATCCTGCAAGGATTCGTGTTCAGGGTCTACATCCTTTTCGTATAGATTATTTATACGTGCTAACTTATCGTGCATTCGCACACGCAATCCATTAATCGCACCGCCTGGACTCTGACCTATGTTCTTTGGGCCGTAGTCCATATGCTTACTGATCAGTAGATCAAACAACCCTGAGGTTACATCGGCTACGTTATTGATGAACTCAGTATTGGAAATGTGATCTGCACCACTATCTCCTGGCCCTCCGCTTTCAGATCTGTTATCTTGTAACCTTGGTTCACCAAGAAGTCTATAATCTGCCATATCTCTTCACGCTCCACCTTCGAGTAGTTTTTTAAGTTCATCATCCAGTCCCATCACACTTGACTCTACTATCATATCTTCAATCGTTTCCATTACTATGTCTGGATCCGTCTCCGCTACGAACAAAGTCATATACGTATCCTGCGCAATCTTTTTGATCTGTTCAGGTTGTTCGGCGTACCTATACATACACCTAAGTAACGAGCCTATCATTAATCGATACCCATTAGGTAGGATTAAAGCTGGATCAAACTCTTCATCTTCTTCGAGCAAGTGGTCTGTTGCTTCGAACACATTATTAAATTTTACGTTGCATTCAGGACATTCGTCTCTGTTAATCATCTAGAAGTCCTGCCTTCTCTTTGATGAAGTGCGCTCCATATTTAACGTAAGCACTGTTGACATCTTCCCCGTCGGGGAGTTGAACGATTGTAACAGGAAGTTCTCGTGCAAGAGAGGTGGCAAATTCCTTGCCAGGTTGGTCTCCGTCAGCAAATACGAATACCCGTTCAAAGTCTGCGAGAAGTCTCGAGTAATGTTTCTTCCAACTGTTCGCACCTGGTACACCAACACAAGGGATACCAATGCAACGAGACATAGTAAGAGTATCCAACTCACCTTCACACACCCCAATCCAATCGCCTGCACGTTCAATGTCCAGTACATTAAACATCTTTGTTTCTGCACCAGTCATACCCATATACTTAGGTTCAACTGCTGGGTTCAAACTTCTAAATCGTAGATCAACTATGCCAGTCTTAGTGATATAAGGGATAGCAAGCCGACCGATAAACGCTTCGTGCCCTACCTCAGGCTCCGCGACTACGCCTAATCGCGCCAATCGTGCTACTTCTATTGTTATTCCCCTGCCTCTGAGGTAATCTTCGGCTTGATAAATGTTTTCCTGATAGTTGCGTACTGCTGACGCCAGTAAATCCTTCTGCGATTCTCGCTGCTTCACGTATATCTACTCCTTCGTGTCTTGCAATAATTTGTAAACTGTTTCCTTGTATTCCACACGCGAAACATATGAAGATGTTCTCGTCCAGATTTGCTGTACCTGATTGATGTGTGTCTCCGTGAAAGGGGCACTTGAGATTTGTCTGTCCGTGATCCCTTCGGATTGTTGCACCGTAATGTTCGAGCACTGCCTTAACACTTGGTAAGTCATTCACCAAACACATCCCCTAATCTGAGTACAAGGTAGGCTTCTGCGATTGCTTTGCCTCTTGCTTTAATAACCACTGCTGGTAATACGGATTCCCTTGCAATGCCTCTTGCTTCTGCGTAGTGCGCTGCTTCAAGCTGCGCTTCTTTGGTCCATCCACTAAGGTCAATTCGATTGGAGGCACCTGGTGCTTTACATTCGATAACCCCAACTGAGCCAAGGAAGTCTGCACGGACGACAACGTCTCCTTCATCTCTTGCACCAGTTCGAGCAAGTCGTTCAGCGTCGTATCCATTTGCTCTAAACCAGTCTCGGATATCGGTTTCAAATGTAGCACCCCTCTGCTTATGTGATTTGCGTGTTGTCATTTAAACAACTCGATAGTTGTGTAGATGAATAAGAATATAGATATGATTGTCATTGTTCCCCAGACTATATGATAGAGATCCATTAGACGTTCTCAGGTATATCATCGATGAACATATACTCTGGATTGAATGCAACCCACGTCATTAAAGCTCCTCCAGCGTCAGCTCGTCCATATCTATTCTTAACTGGCGCAACACCCATACTAGTACCAACGACGCCAAGGGTACATATAAGAGCAGGTAGCTGAGCCACCTTACCTTGGATCGCTGAGCGAGGTTGACACGGCGTGCCTTGGACCGCTTCGCTTGTGTGGTGAAGGACAACAACTGCAGCATTCGTTGCACGGGCAAGGTACTTCAACTCCTTCATAATCG